CGCGATATACGAGTTGGAGACCGTAGGAACCACAGAGGTATTTGCGTTCACTCGGGTCTTGGCGCGCGGACCAGGCGCCGTTCCTGTCAGATCAACAGAGTGAATGACTTCGGCCGTGAAGGTGTTTGCACCATCAGTCAGCGTAGCCGTTGCACCTGCGCCGGAGATCGTGACCGTACGAGTGTTGGATGAAATCATAGGCAACACTTCGCCGTTGGCGTAGGCCGTGCTTTTCTTGTCTGTGACCGTGACGATGAAGTTGGTCAGCGCGTCAGCGTCAGCCAGAGCACCCGATCCTGGGAAGACTTCTGGTGCCGAGAGCGTCATCGTTGCCGTACCCGAAGTGAAGTCTACGGTACCATTGAATTTGCGGTAGCGATAGTCAACGTCCGAGATTGAACCAGGAACGATGTACTGCTGAGGATAACGGTAGATCAGCGTGTTGAAGTTGGATTCCTGGATGGTCGTATTGCCCGCGAGAACGCCATTGGCCTTGGAGGATGCATCGATTTCCAGAAGCTGGTTATACTGACCAGCGGTTGCCGAGTTTAGGACGACCAGCGATTTCGCGTCAGCCAGCGAATGGGTCGAGTTGGCCACTGTAACATTTGAAACATACGCTTTATAGATGTATGAGCGTGCATTGCCCGTTGCACCGGCAGAGGAGTATTCGAGGGCCCGCAGGCGAAGCGTACCGATCTTAGTGTTCGCGTAGTTAGCCGAGTTGGTGATGTTGACCGATGTCGAGTTGGCAACGTGGATGTCATAGGATTCGTTGGTTGAGATGTTGGGGATACCGATTGCGCGCGTGACGAACAGGTAATTTCCAAGAGGCGAATATAGATCATAGTTTCCGACGTTGGCAAAGGTGCGCGAACGTTTCGAGTTCATATTGAAAGGAGAGATAGTCTCAAACTCAAAGCCGCGAACATACGCCTTGCCTTGAGCAAGGGTGAACGAGAATTTCTCAGGGTTGGCGACACGCGCCAGGAATCCAAGCGGAGTATTGTAGGTCAGAGTGTTTGCGGTCGTCAGAGTCGTATTCGAGCCGACCGAGGCAACATAGACAAACTGGGAGTTGACCGAAATGATTGAGTTAGCCGAGACCTGATCAAAGAACCGTGTGCCGACACCAGTGATCGTGGTCGTGCCTGCTGTACCAGAGACATTACCCATTAGGTGTTCTGGTGCGTGGTTGTGCAGCGAACCAATGAATGGCTTGACAGTGTAATGACCGGACTCATCAAAGGTGCGGCGAGCCAGAGTTTTTTCTAGCTCGGAATAGACCGAGTATTCGACCTTCTGAGTGATGCCACCTTCTTCGAGCGTGAGCAGGTTGATAAACTTGGTATCGTCAGTCGATACCTGGGTGCGCTTTGCAAGGACCAGGTCGATCTTATAGCGGGTCGCGCCAGGAGCCTGATAGTTGGAAGCTTCCTGTGCTGGGTCGAGCAGCGACGTATCATCGTCGGAGGTGACGATTGAGTCGTCAAACTCAAGGCCAACGCGGTAGGATGGAGCATCGCCGTACTGATCTAGGATGATGGTCTGTGGCAGAACCTTAGCGAAGTAGCCGTTGTAGAAATATACGCCGGAGTCAATCGAGACAACAGAGGAGTTGCCTGAGACAGCCGAAACGGCGATATTAGCATAGACAGGGGTTGCCTCGATAGTCTGGATACGGTCATTCGAGGATGCGGCCTTATCATTCAGGAATTTGACAACCAGGGTTGGTGGCTGAGTAGAGGTTAGCTCTGCGGCAGCGATAACATATGCGCGAGCATTACCGACGACCGTGTTGGCGACTTCGATGACTTTGCCGACGAATGAGTTCGCCGTGACAGTCGTGCCAGCATAGGTCGACTGAAGGTTGATGTATCGGATCTTTTCTGGGTAGCCCTGGAAGGTGACCCGACCACCAAGAACCATCGAGCCGTTCTTGAAGATATGATCACCGAAACGCTGTACCTGCTTCTGAAGGATCGTCTGGAGCTGGGTTAGCTCACGCGCCTGGACGGCGTATCCAGGACGGAACAGAACGCGATAAAACTCCTTGGTTTCATCGAAGTCATCGTAGTAAGGGGCTGAAGTTGTATCAGAAGGTACAATTTGGTCGGTCATTTTTTCTCTTTATTTGCCTTAGAATTGAACTACAAGCTTGATATCTTCGGTCTGATCTTCGGCACGCATCACAGAGGTGATGTTCTCAATATATAGCTGTTTTCCCGTGAACGGCTCTAGTTCGGGGTTTGTCGTTGAAATCAGGAATCGATTGGTCGTACTTGTGACACCGTAAAGGGCAGCCGTTGTCGGAGTGCCGTTAGTTTCGGTCAATGACACCACATTGTTTGTGTTATCCCAGTCTACAACGCGACCCGAGAAGGTCGCTGCCGAAAGAGAAGTTCCCTGATATACCAGCTCGTCCAGTGTGTATGCCGTAGCGCCAGTGGACGTCTGAATGGTCCTGGTCTGATCGAATACGGTGTTCGAGAAAATCGTATTCGCAGTACCATATCTAACTGGGTCGATGATCAATGAAATCTGGCGATAATCGTTTCCGATTACCAGCTTACCATCTTCCGTGCCCTTTAGTCGTATATTTATGATCACATTTGAAGCGCCTAGCTCATAAGCTGGCTGGAATCCGTGACCACCAAATGCGGAAATTACGACGTTTGCTGTCGCATTTGCACCTGCGCCGCCAGTAATTGCTGCGTTTGCGTAGTGATACCCTGTACCCTGATTGGTAACAGTGATGTTGGATACTACGTTGGTCGAAGTATTCAATGAAGCCGTGGCATTCGCGAGGGTTCCGTCACCTGTAATGGTCACAACGATGTTGGAAGAATTAGTGTATCCAGTGCCAGCATTATTGATATCGATTACATTGATTGCGCCGTCTACTGCCGCCTGCTGAACCAACCACTGTAGAGATCCATCGTTGGATGCCAGAGTTCTTACTGGCATGAAGTCATCGGTCAGGAATCGTACACGATCAGCAGTCGATAGCGTCAACATATACTTCCAAATGTAGCCGTCTGACTCCTTATTTACTCTGTCATATGAAGTATACGATGGCTTGACTGTGGAATTGGATCCATTATTATTCGCCAAGCACTTGTATACATTGAAGTCATCGGTCATGGCATAGAAGTTATTGGTATTACCGTACAAATTGACTGACTTGTCGGAGAACGCTGCATAAGGCGTGTTGTTCGCCCAGTCGATACGGCGGGTCGCCGTGACCATATCGTTGCCCGTGACCCGCTTACCGCCGATTGCCGAACGCCACATGCCCACGGCACTCTGAATGTTATCGTAAGGTGTATTGGGCGATGCATCGTTAGCCCACGCCTCAACGCGAGCGATGATCAGGAAGGTGTTGGCGCGGTTGTCAACGGCGTCACGGACGTATTCCGTAGCCATAGCCACGCCGAAATTCTTACTTAGTTCCTGAGGCATTGTTTATTAGGCTCCTGTGAGTCTATTTATGTGCTCGTAGGCGAGGTATTACAGACCGTTATCGTGCCGGCAATGCTCAGATTATTCGATGGATTAGATGCAGAATTGGCGAATGCGACGTTCGCATATCTCAGGTACTGGATAGGTACCGTTCCCGTAGGGGTAGCGCCGTTAGCTCCGAGCGACACAGGTAGAATGTCATTCGAGATGAATTTCTGACGATTGGTGACGTTAGACAGGTTGATGTAGGTGTCGTCATACCATAGCTCTGTCATGCAACCATTGAAGCGACCTGCGCCACGATGGTCAGCGCCGACACCCGTGAAGGTGACGTTATGTGTGACGTTTGAAGCTGCCGTTAGGGTTACCGCGTTCTGTGATGCCACATTGGTAATATACAGGTGAGAGTTGCCGACTGTCAGATTCCAAGACGATAGAATATGCATCCAGACGTTTGGTCGCAGGTTCGTGGCAGTATTCGAGCGCAGGTCAAGCACGACATTACCGGTCACATCGCGGCCCTGAATCTTCACATAGTTGGTGAAGTTGTTCGAGGTGATGTAGTTGTTCGCCACTGAGACAGCAAATCTTGGTGATGAATTGGTATTACCCGCAAAGTAGATATAGGTCTGAGCCGTGTTGGTCGCTGGCATCGTATTCAGATTGATCCAGACAGAGAATGTACCCTGAGCCGATAGGTTAGAGTTTCCTGGCTGCGTATTCGCATAGAGGAACGTGTTGGCTGTGTTGAACGAAACGGCATTGGCGACATAGAGTGTTTCAAGATCAATCTCTGACTCAGCAAAGGTGATCGTGGCATCATCGATAGGAGCTTCGCCATCGAGCATGTACTGACCGAATAGCTTCATACCCGCAGGGGCCAGAATGTCTTTCAGGAACTGACGATAGTTGTCAATCGACTCGCGAACCTTGATGACATATGAATAGTTCTGGTAGTAGTCTCGATCCTGCAGGAAGTTGAAGCCCGAAGGGAACCCAGTATCATCCAGGTATCGACCAGGATACACAAACACACCAGTCGATACGGTCGCGACGGCCTGTGCAGTACCAGAACCAGTGGTCGTCAGATTGATTGTTGGTGCCGATGCATAATTTAGCCCGCGGGATGTGATCGTGATAGTCTCAAGAACACCCACGGTCGACGTATTCGCCGTAAGGGATGTTGCTGGTGTACCATAGCCGAGAAGGGCAGCGACAGTGATATTTGCTCCCGTGCCACCCGAAGATGCCACATTGATCGTTGGGTAATAGTTGGGGTTGTACCCGACACCACCTGGCAGATGCCCTGAGGCAATAGCAGCAATCGTAATATGCTGGACCATGCCGTTGCCTGCTACAGAAGACACATAGGCATTGGCGCCGTATCCATAACCACCAGGGATATTCGTAAACTGAAGTCTGTCGTTGACTGAGTATCCAAGACCACCATTATTGATGTTGAATCGACCAATGATACCTAGGTTCTTGATGCGAGTATTGCCGACAGGCTCCGCTGTTGGTAGAGAAATGTAGTCATTACCAGCAGCGGTAATATCAATCGAAATAATCGGACCAGTTGGACCAAAGAGAAAGTTGGTGAATGCATCCGAAAGAACAGTATTCGCATTGGCGTTCGCATATGCAGGGAATGCATAGTTCGCGATGTTCATGAGAGTATTAGCATACGTCAAGATCAGGTCTGAATTGATATTGTATGTATTGGCGTGATAGTAGTTGTTTGACAGGACTGCACCTACATTAGCCGCTGCACCTGTGCCACCACCTCCCGTGAAGATGACCACATCATTCGTCCGAAAGCCAGCGCCGCCAAGGTTGATGTATACGGCCGAGACGTTACCACGAGACACGGCCGACACTGTTGCCGCTGCACCTGTGCCTGTGTTGGACTCGATGATGACCGTATCACCAATGTTATAGGAGTTGCCACCCTCTGTCACGCTGATCGTAGATAGCTGTTCTGAAAGAATGACTGCCGATAGGTCTTCATCATCGACGTTCGTGGTCGTGATAGTCTCGCCGTTTTCAAACGTACCTAGCGCATTCGATAGGTAAAGCTCGAAAATCTGTGAGCCTTCTTCATATGAAATGATGACGCGCTCGACAATAGCCGTAGCACCAGAGGTCGAACCAGTAATCTGAGTGTTCTCGAAACTCTGAAGGCCTTCGAGTGTGTTAGATGATACGGCATCGACTAGAATTGTGCCGACGCGGAGCGATCTTTCAATGAACCATGTACCAGATGACGCAATGAGAATATCAGATTTAGGGTAGTAGAACTCAGGTTCTTTGTTGAATAGAGCGCGGAACAGGAAGCGGAAAGACTTCTCGGTACCACGAGCACGATAGAAGTCCTTGATGTTCTTGAGCAGAAGCTTTTTGTCGGCGGCCGTGTCCTTAGGTAGCAGCGCAAGGAACTCATCATAGAATTTCTGTGCGAAGCCGTCAATCGTACGGTCAATGTCGATATACTCGCGCATGTTCTTGGCGCGCTCGACAGTCTTACCGAGCTGGATCGTAGTGTTTGACTGCTCTAGGTATTCATAGTATGCTTCTATGAATGCGACAAAGTTAGGGTGGTCGGCGCGAACGAAGTCCGGTAGTTGTGAGGATATTAGATTAGAGATTAGCGTATTGGCAGACATTAAACGGCTTCTACTGTGATCTGAATTGCTAGATTGTCAGACGAGTCAAGGGTGACGATTCGGTTAGCATATGGGTCGATGCGCTGGCTATCGGGGGATACATTCACAGTCAGAATGCCCGCCGTGTAATCTGGGTTGGAGATAATGCTTGTAGGCGCAAAGTTGGTGAGTACGATGCGACCAGCTTCATAATCGATTGTACCGATTTCATCGCTGATGACGATCTTCTCGCCGTTGTCCTGATAGTAGAAGACTTCAAGAGTGCCTGTGCGTGAAGACAGCACGGCCTCTGCGGTTGCCTCTGAGCCATCGCCTGTGATAGTAATCGTTGCGCGTGTGTATCCTGAGCCGCGGTCTACGACCTGAATGGATTCGACACGACCATTCACAAGAATTGCCGTTGCCGTAGCACCAGTACCGTCGCCCGTGACTGTCACCGTGGCTGTGGAGTATCCATAGCCTGGAGTCAGAACACTAATCGAGTCAACACCAGTATATGATAGGAAGACTTCATCGATATACGCCTGACGCGATACACCATCGGAATCATTGATTGCGAACGCTGGGTAAGTGTATAGGCGTTCTAGTAGACCACCACGTGATAGCGCAGCATTGAACGTCACAGTATAGTTTGCGGTCGTATTAACAGTTGGGGTGAACCGCTTCTGTACGTCAACGCGCAGGCTTGAGTTTGTGATTGACGCTTCGGCCTGATCAATTGCTGCCTGCAAGCGCGACTGCATGAATGGAGAGTTAAATCTGTTCAATTCTGAGCTTGAATATGAGATGATCGCATTACGCACGATTGTTTCAATTTCAGCAGGCGAATAGGACGTCTTCGATGGGTCATAGTATACGGTGACTTGCAACAGAAGATATAGGTATTCAGGGTCGACCAGCTCAGGTGTGATAGTCAGAACCGAACGGTCGGCAATGATTTCATTCTTGATCCGAGTTTTCTCTAGCTCAGTCAGAACATAACCAGCGCGCGGCTTGATTGAAATGTAGACCTTGCCATAGACAATTGGATCATTGTCTGCACCAGACCAGACAGAGAGTTGTTCGATGTTCGGGTAATCGGACAATAGGAGCGACATATAGTCATTCACGTTGACCGCACGGTTCTGTGCAGTATAGGCGATTGGTGCGCGGAACTTGATTTGCTCGATGGTTTCCTCTAGAGAGCCACCGGCCGCCGCTGTTACTGGGGTGGACGTGACGTTAGAGAAACCACCGACAGAAGACAGGACAGTGAATGCGTTTGCCTTATTGGATGCATCACCCTCGGTCGTGAGATAGTCAACGATGACGAGATTGCCATTCGATAGCGCCTTGCCGATGGTACCATCACCGAAGTAAATCTCATACTGTAGATCGGGGGCGGCCTGAAGGAAGTAAGAGGTCGTGTTGGCCTCGACTTCGGTGATATCATTCGAGAGCGTGTAAGTGTTTGCCGATGTGTCAATCGAGGATGTCTGAACGGTAATCAATAGGGTCGACGTGTCGATACCCTCATTAGGCAGTCTGAATGGAGTCAGGACATTCGTTGGGGTCGCCACGAAGGTCGACGTTAGATGCTCACCCTGCAGGAGCGTGACGTTAGAGAATGTGAAAGTGTTAGACGTTAGGTTCTTGGATGCGACGTGCGCTTCGTCGGTCACAAAGGTATAGTTGACGCCATCGATTGGCTCAGCCTGGAACTCTGTATACTTGGGGAGTAGCAGCGATGACGTAGTATTGCCGCCAGGTGGGGTGACCAGAACATTGACGATTGCCGATGCCGCACGGCGAGAGGTCGGCGTGTAATTGAGAATCTTTGAGTGCGATGCGACCGAATTTGGTAGCTGTGCCGAGTCGAGGAACATCTCGTTGGCGACCATATTCAGGTAGATGCCCATATAGTGGGTGTTGTAGGCGAGAGTATCCAATAGGACATTCAGACCAGCACCTTCAAAATCATAGTCTGAAAACTGTGACTGAGAGCGAAGATAATCACGCAGGTTCGCCTTGATTGTATCAAAGTCAAGCTCTGAGATTTTGAAGACTGTATTAGACGAAGCCATTTAGCGCACCCTCTCGAGGAACACGGAAATTTCTGTTGGTTGAACATTGTTCTGGATATAGAAGCGCAGCATAGCCTGAACCGTATTATCATCGGTAGTTGACTGACAGATGACCAGATCAAGCTTCACGCGTGGCTCAAAATTCTCGATGACCTGCTCGATAGCCGTCTTCAGGTTGATCAGCGTCACAGGGGTGATATTCTCGAATAGAAGATCACGCACACCGGATCCAATCTCTGGATGAAAGGGTCGCTCATAGAAGTTGGTCAAGATCAGGTTTCGGACAGACCGAATGACTGCATCATCGCCCGACATTCGAGACACGTCACCGGTCACTGGATTTGCAATGAAATTCAGGTCAAGGTCGCGGTAGGTGCGGTCTCTGGTATCGACAATTAGTGCTGCCATGCTCTATTTAGTCCTTATACTCCAAGCTTATCCAGCAGGGAAGTACGGCCGATGGCATTCTCTAGAAGAAACTTACCGCAGGGGTCACGGTAAATCGACTCTAGAAGACCTGCCAATACGGCCTGTTTTAGCTTCGCAAGAGCGTCCGTGAAGAATGCTCTATCGGCAGCGATGATTCCTGCCAGGGCCTGCTTCATTTCTAGTAGTCGTGCAGCAATGGCAGCAACGTCTGCCAAGCAATTGTTGATATCAGACAGGAATCCAAGAAGCTCACCGCCATAGGAATTGAGCAAATCACCAGAGAACAACCCAGTCATCCCGTTTAGGATTGCCAAACAACCTGAGGCACCATTGACGGTATTAGAAATCACATTGAGCGACTGTCCAACTGATAGTATCTGATCAAGGCCGGCGGATGACGAGCCCTGAGATGCTGCGATTACGCCCGAGATGGTATTTGTATGGTTTAGCAAAGTACCTAGTTCGGTCTGGAAGTCGCCAAACGATGTGTTGAGCGTCGTCTTATCACCGCCAGACAAACAGGACGAATTGGTAACCGTATTCATGATCGAGGACACGTTAGTATCCAGACCGCCGATTACATCCGTCACCGGATTCTGCAGGATAGCTGACTGACCTGACTCATTGACTGTCTCAAAGATGCTCTGTGTCGTTGGCGACCAGGAAGTCGTAATAGGGGCTCCCGGTGGATTGTCGTATGAACCAGGAGGACTTACAGGTGAGTTGGAAACAGGAATAATTGACATTTTGGCCGCTTTTCTCTTGACATGCTATTGACAAGGTGATATGATTCGTGTGTCCTGAATGATGATAAGACAATAAAGCTTATCCAGCAAAGACTGTTGGTGATCCATTGATAACAGAGGCACCGCAAGAAAGAGTATCTCCAGAGCGTCCAATAGGACGACCGTTAATGAAGACTGTCTTTGAAGCAGTTTGAACAACGGAAGAATGAGTATTAGCTCCAAAGGTATGCGTTCCCCATCCATCTCCTTGACGTTGAACAGCGCGTCCATTCACAAAGACATTTGGCGATCCGCCGTTTCCTGAAGTTCCTGCATAGTATTCGTGTCCTGCGTCAGCATCGCCAACGCGCATTACTCCATTACCCATTATCCTGACCTCTTGTAATCTTCAGAATTTTGGCAATCTGAGCTTCAATTAGTGAAGCTCTATTTGGCCAGTGAATGTCTTTTGTTGGATTTTTCAGTAATCGTTTCAATAGTGGCAGAATTAGCTTCTCCAATTCAACAAGCTTTGCTTCGACTGGTAGAATTTCTGGTTCATCTTCATTGAAACCGAAGTCTTCATTATTCATTTAGATCAATTCTCGATGCTTCTACTCTGAAATTTCCGTCAGAGTTTAGAGTTGTTTCGCCGGATACATTGGTTGTCATATCCCCTGCGACAGTATACTCTAGGTTGCCGCCGACTTTCACGTCATAGTCTCCCTTTATGTATAGTCGCGCTTTTCCGTTGATCGTGACATTACAGGCTCCCATGATATACACGTTATCGTCGGCCATGACGATTTCATAGTTGTTCTTCACGACCTTGACGACCTTGGATCCATCAGGATAGTATTCGACAAACGTACCAGAGCGGTGCGCTACTTGAATACGCTCATGACCGAAGGTATCGTCGATCTCGATTAGATGACCAGATTCAGTCTCCGTGACTTTGTTGAATGGGTATACGGCGTCGTATTCTGATTCGGGTTCTGACCAGGTTGTCTCAGGGTCTGAGGTGGAAATATCCGAGACTCGGTTTTTGCGTCTTTCTTCAACGAATGAGTTCGACGTAATAAGGTCTGCATTACGGGCAGCCGGAGGGGTAGAGGGCTGATTGAGAACATCTGGGAATCTCTGAG